GACCACGAGATCACGCCATTGGCGCAATTGATGGCATTGGATGGGTTGACTGCCACGGGCTCCAGCAGGCGCCGCATCCACGACAGGGCCTCATCGACGTATTTCGGACGCTTCCATGGATGGCATTTCTCGCCGCTGCGGGCATCCACCACATAGAGCATGGACAACAGCCGAGCGATGGATGGCGCCAGCTCCTCGTCGGTGGTCGGCTGGTAATGGGTGCCGCACCAGCGATGGAGCACACCATCAACGCAGATCCATCGGGTGCTCGGGTAGTCGAAGACGTAGCGAACGGCCATATCGAGCCATTCGGTATCGGTCTTGTTGTACAGCTGGCAGTTGATGGCATCGGGATTTGCCGCCTCTGGCTCTCGCGGCTGACGGCGTGCAGGGGTCGGCGGCTGCCATCCGTGGTGCCGTGCCCAGTACCAGAAGGTGCCAGCACCGATGCGATCACCACCGGATGCGGCGATCTGCTCCAGGCCTTGCCATTGCGGGCTGTGCTGCTGCATCAGGCTGATCGCCTGATCGATATTGCCGCAGGCTTGGATCAGGCCCCAGAAGATGTTCCGGTAAATGTGGTAGGTGCCGGTACCGGGATGCCGTGGCGGGATGGCCGCCAGCGCCTCGCGGATCTCATCAATGCCGCGCTCGGTGTGTTCGGTGTGCCTGCGGGCTGGCGCCTCGTGTTGGTAGTAAGCCTCAGACGGCAAGGCTGACTCAATGGCGGAGACGGGGTAGTGGGTGCCACTGCATGACACAATGCGGCATTGTTCACCGAGGCTGCCGTCTGATCCGGCGTGGTATGTACCAGGTAACCGCATGACGCGTGCGGCGTTCTTGATGCTGCGGTCTGCATCGCAGTAGTCGAGCAGGCGAGCCTGCACCAGCTCCCAATGGGCAGGCGTGATCGGATCGGTCAGCACCCAGTAGTTGTGGATCGACTTGCCGCCGGTGTCAATCTGGATGGTGGGCTCTGGCAGCTTGAGGCCCTGCCATGCGGTGAGCTGCCAGTCCTTGGGACGATCGTCCCATTCGGCGAAGAAGGCGCGGCAGGTGGTGATCTCGGCGTTGGTGTCGCCGCCATCGTTGATGACGACATAAACGCCTCGGCCTTCGGACTGCCATTCAGTGATCAGCCGCTTGCTGCTGCCACCTTTGCGGCCTTTGTCGGTCGTCTTGCCTGGGTGGTCGGCATGGAGGAATGCCCGCAGCCTGATGGCACCAGCGGGCTTTCCGAGCACGGCGATGAACCGCCGAGCCTCGTCAAAGTCGATTTCCTTCATGCCTGCTCACGCGTCGCCGAGGCTGGCAGTACGCCATCGCGGTGGAAGCGGATCGACTGATCGAGCAGCAGCCGGATGGCAGCACTGCGGGAGATGGTGTCACCACGCCAGGAGTCCAGCCACTTCAGCTGGTTAGGCGCAAGGCGCAACGGGATTGGTCGAGCTAGTGGCATTGGCTGGCGGGCTGGCTTGACAAGCGTATACGGTTAGTCTACGGTGGCAAGGCCTGACACTGGCCATGACCTACCAAGACTTCCTAGATCAGAAGACGCACGAGGGAGCGGCGCACGGCTTTGAGCCTGTGTTCATGCCGCCGCAGTTGTTTGATTTCCAGCAGTCACTCGTTGAGTGGGCGGTCCGCAAGGGCCGCGCAGCCATCTTTGCTGACTGCGGACTTGGCAAGACCGCCATGCAGCTCACATGGGCTGAAAACGTGGCGCAGTACACGGGCAAGCCGGTTCTGATCCTGACGCCACTGGCAGTTGCTGCGCAGACCATCCGCGAGGGTGAGAAGTTCGGCATTGAGTGTCACCGCTCCAGCGATGGCAGCGTGCCGGGACGGATCGTCATCACCAATTACGAGCGGCTGGAGCACTTCAGGTCTGCTGACTTTGCTGGTGTCGTGTGCGATGAGTCGAGCATCCTCAAGTCATTTGATGGCGCTCGCCGCAACGAGATCACCGACTTCATGCGCAAGGTGCCCTATCGGTTGTTGGCAACAGCAACAGCTGCGCCGAATGACTTTATTGAGCTTGGCACCAGCAGCGAAGCTCTCGGCTACATGGGCCATATGGACATGCTCGCTCGCTTCTTCAAGAATGATCAGAACAACTTGACCAGTCGCCGCATGTATGGCGAGGCGCCAAAGTGGCGCTTCAAGGGTCACGCCGAGATGCCGTTCTGGCGATGGGTGACAAGTTGGGCCAGGGCTTGCCGCAAGCCGTCAGATCTTGGTTTTGATGATGGCCGGTTCATCCTGCCTGCATTGCATGAGAATGATCACCTGATCGAAACTCAAACCATTGCCGATGGAATGTTGTTTGCAATGCCAGCGACTGACCTACGCGAACAACGTGCCGAGAAAAAGCGGACGGTCGCTGAGCGATGCGAGCAGGTTGCCAGCATGGTTGCAAACACTGGGCAGAGTGCTTTGGTGTGGTGTCACCTCAACGAGGAAGGCGACATGCTTGAGAGGTTGATTCCTGATTCGATTCAGGTGTCAGGCAAGGACAAAGACGACATCAAAGAGCGTCGATTGATTGATTTCGCCGAAGGACAATCCAGAGTGCTGATCACCAAACCCAAAATCGGCGCGTGGGGCTTGAACTTTCAAATCTGCAATCATGTGACCTACTTTCCGTCCCATAGCTTCGAGCAGTACTACCAATCCGTCAGGCGCTGTTGGCGGTTCGGCCAAGATCGTCCAGTGACTGTTGACATTGTGCTCACGGAAGGCGAGCGGCGGATCATGGAGAANCTGCATCGCAAACGGTTACAGGCTGAGCAAATGTTCAGCAATCTGGTTTCCGAAATGAATCATTCGCTGGAAATCCAGCGCAAAGAATACAACACCGCACCTATCGAGGTTCCATCATGGCTGTGATCACCGACCGTTACGCGATCTACAACGGCGACTGCATTGAGGTGATGCAAGGACTGCCCTCCGAGTCCATTCATTTCTCGATTTACTCGCCGCCTTTTGCCGGGTTGTATGTGTACAGCTCAAACGAGCGTGACATCAGCAACTGCCGAGACTACGACCAGTTCATGGATCACTACAGCTATGTGGTTCGCGACCTGCATCGGTTGACCCTGCCAGGTCGGCTGACTGCCGTGCATTGCACTGACATCCCAAGCGGCAACAGCGGGCAAGACTCGCTGATGGACTTGCCTGGCAAGATCATTGCATTGCATGAACAATGCGGCTGGCATTACGTGGCACGACACACGATTTGGAAAGAGCCACTATGGGTGCGCAATCGAACCATGGTTAAGAATTTGGCACACAAGACCATCGTCGATGATGCAGCCTACGCAGGTGTTGCATCTGCTGACTATTTGCTGATGTTCCGCCGTAGTGGAACCAATAAGATCCCGATCGCAAATCCGACAGGACTTGATCATTACGCCGGTGAATGTCTGATTCCGGCGGAGCTGCAACAGTACCGCAACTGGAAAGGCAAGCAGACCGAGAATAGATTCAGCCATTGGATTTGGCGTCGCTATGCGTCTTCAATCTGGGATGACATCAATATGGGCCGCGTGCTGCCATTTCGTGATTCAAAGGATCAAGATGACGAGAAGCACGTGCATCCGCTTCAGCTGGACGTGATTGATCGGGCAATTTGCCTGCGTTCCAATCCTGGCGAGACGGTGTTGACCCCATTTATGGGCGTCGGCAGCGAGGTTTATGGCGCGGTGCAAGCCGGCAGGCGCGGCATCGGCATTGAGTTGAAGGAGTCCTACTACAAGCAGGCGATCAAGAACATGGAGATCGCCGTGGAGGACACGCGTATCCCCGATCAAGCCTCGTTGCTGGATGACGCCGGAGACCTGCTGTGAACCTTCGCCCCTACCAGCAACATCTGACCACCGACATCCGCCTGCAGTACCAGCTCGGCAAGCGTGCGGTGCTGGCGGTGCTGCCGACCGGTGGTGGCAAATGGTATGATTTGCTTACCACCGCTTGTCGGGCTATGCCTACCGTTTGCAAAATTGAAGGCTGCGACAAACCTTGCGACTGCCACGGCATGTGCGGAATGCACGCTCAACGCATGCGTCGCTATGGCGACCCGTACTATGTCACACCAGAACAGGAGAGGCGCGCAAACAACCGCGCCGCTCAGATTGCTCGGCTTGATTCAGTCAAGCCCAGCACATACCGCAAGCGGCATGGTCGCCATGAGCATCGAGTTGTTGCTGAGCAAATGCTCGGTAGGGCACTAATGCCAGGCGAAATTGTGCATCACATTGACGGTGATAAACACAACAACAATCCATCAAACCTGCAAGTTATGACACAAGACCATCACTTGCGTGAGCACCTTGCTCCTGACGCTGCGCCGATTGAATGGCAGGGACGGTCTATGTACCCAAAAGAATGGGCGCAAGAGTTTGGCATTAGCGTTCAGCGGTTTTATGGGCGCAGACGCGCAGGTTGGTCTATGGATCGGATTGCCGCAACTCCTACACGCAAATGGAATAAAGCCAATGCTTAGCCTGCGCCCTTACCAACAGGACATGGTGGATCAGATCCGCCTCTCTTACCAGTTAGGCCATAAGTCTGTTTTGGCTGTCTTAAGCACCGGTGGCGGAAAAACCCGGATATTCACCCACATCGCCCAATCCGCTGCCCGCAAAGGCAACCGCACGTGCATCCTGGTCCACCGGCAAGAGCTGCTGGATCAGGCCAGCTGCAGCCTCACTGGCATGGGCGTCACCCATGGCTGCATCCGTGGAGGCCGCGGCATGGACCTGAGCCATGCGGTGCAGGTGGCCAGCGTGCAGACCCTGGCCCGCAGGCTGCACAAGCTGCCTCGGGACTTCTTTCAGTTGCTGGTCGTCGATGAGGCGCACCACAGCAATGCAGGCACGTGGGTGCAGGTGATCGAGCACTTCCGATCCGCGCACCTGCTGGGGGTTACTGCGACCCCATGTCGTGGAGATAGCCGTGGACTTGGCGAGTGGTATCAGGCGATGGTTGAAGGACCAAGCGCCGCATGGCTCACCGACAACGGCTACCTCGCGCCTGCGAGGGTGCTAGCGCCGCCTGGGTTCGATGCCAGCGGCATACGGAAGCGGATGGGTGATTTTGACACCCGTGAGGCCGAGCAACGCGTAGGCACGATCATGGGCGACTGCCTGAGCCACTACCGCAAACACCTAAGCGGTCAGACGGCAATCGCCTTCTGCTGCTCAGTGGCCCACGCCGAGGCCGTGGCTCAGCTGTTCATGGGCGCCGGCATCCCAGCCGCCAGCATTGACGGCAGCATGGATGGCGCCACACGCCGCGACCTGCTGCAGGCGCTGGGTACTGGTCGGATACGCGTGCTCACCTCCTGCGCCCTGATTGGTGAAGGCGTTGACGTTCCCTCGGTCGGGGGCTGCATCCTGCTGCGACCAACCCAGAGCGTGAGCCTGCACCTGCAGATGATCGGTAGATGCCTCAGGCCATCACCCGGCAAGGCGGCAGTCATCCTCGACCACGTGGGCAACACGCTACGCCTCGGCCACCACCTAGAGCCACGGGAGTGGACGCTGGAGGGGATCGCAAAGCGCGACCGCGACAAGGCGCCATCGGTGAAGGTGTGCCCGCAGTGCTTCGCCGCCATGGCCAGCCAGGTGCGGCAGTGCTTGGAATGTGGCCATCAGTTTGCGCCGGAGGTGCGGGAGCTGCAGCAGGTGGAGGGTGAGTTGGTGGAGCTTGCTGCCCGTGAGCGCAAGCGCGAGCAAGGCACCGCTCAATCCCTCGACGACCTCCGCCAGCTAGCGCAGCAACGGGGATACAAGCGAGGATGGGCCGAGAGGGTCTATCAGGCCAGACTGGCCAAGAGGCATGGGCTGTGACGCTCCGTCTCCTTGACACCTTCAGCGGCATCGGCGGGTTCTCCTACGCAGCCGAGCGCTTGGTTGGCGGCTACCAGACCGTTGCCTTCGTTGAGCGTGAACCCTTCTGTCAGTCCATCCTCCGCAAGCACTGGTCCGATGTCCCCATCTACGACGACATCACTACCTTCAACCCAGAGCCGGGTTCAGCTGACGTTGTTTGCGGAGGGTTCCCTTGCCAAGACATCAGCACGGCAGGGAAGCAGGCCGGCATCAAAGAAGGCACCCGCTCTGGCCTGTTCTACGAACTCATGCGAGTCGTTCGCGTGGTGGGACCGCGCTACGTCGTCCTGGAGAACGTCGCAGCGATCACTTCTAACGGAATGGATGTTGTACTCGGGACGCTGGCCGAGGCAGGGTTTGATGCTGAGTGGGCATGTATTCGGGCTGCAGATGTGGGTGCCTGTCATCGGCGTGATCGGTGGTGGTGCGTTGCCTACCCCCAGGGCCAACAGTGCAATGACCGTGGATCTGCGCACTCAGCAGGATCGGCCAGAGCTTCAGCCCAACTTGGAAACGGTGATGGCGCGGATGTTGCCCACTCCAGTGGCTCGGGATTGCAAAGGCAGGAGCCAGCGTGGAGACCTGCTGCCGGATCGCTTTGTCCCGACTGGGGGGGGGATTTATCTCAACCCGTCCTTCGTCGAGG